AATCGTGGGTAATTATTCGTATAATGATGAGAAAATCTCTGCCAAAGCGTTAGAGAACACTATTTTAGAGTATCCTGAGAAAATTGGTTGGTTCCTTTCTAAAGGGTATGCGCCTCATTATTATCAGATCCTGTTTCATACGGATAAGCATGGTGCTAAACTGACTCGTTTCAGGCACTTGGTAGCGGGGCGGCGCGGCGGTAAGACTCTTTCTGCCGCGTGGGAGGTACTTTTTTATTGTTTGCATCCAGAACAATTCCATCTGGATGCACACGGACGCAAGAGCGACCAGCCATTATGGGTATGGGCGCTATCCGCCTCGTATAAGGTGGGTCGTCCGTCGTATTTGACATTCCGCGAGGCTTGTATTAAGGCGGGACTTACGATTGGTAAAGAGGTAAAAGAGAATAAAGGCGGGTTACGTTTCGAATTTGAGAATGGAAGCCTTGTAGAATTCAAATCTGCTGAGGATCCACAGTCTCTTCGTGGTGCTGGTCTTGATATTCTCTGGATGGATGAGGCAGCATTCATTAAGAATGATGAGTCTTGGGGTGTTATTCGTCCTTCCCTCTCAGACAAACAAGGATTACTCATCACAACCACTACTCCAAACCAGAAAAACTGGTTTTATAGCGAATTCTTCTCTGAAGAGTCCCGCAAAGACGCGAATAATAGTCGCGTAGAGTATAGAAGTATTGATAATCCTTACTTTCGTAAAGAAGAATGGGAATATGTGAAGTCTCGGTATCATCCGCTGCTTTTCGCACAAGAGTACATGGCGAGTTTTGACAGTATGGCAGGCAAAGACCTAGCCGGAGATTGGCTTCACTATTATACTAACGAGGATCTACTAGATTCTGAAGGAAAACCGCTAAAACTGCGTAAATACATGGGAGTTGACCCAGCGATCAGCCTTTCTGCTAATGCTGACAGGTTTGTGATCACAATTATTGGGGTAGCAGACTCTAACGAGGTGTTTCTACTAGAGCAGTATGCGGCGCGAATTCCATTCGCAGAGCAACTTCTCAAGATTGAGGAGTTTTATCTTCGTTATAAGCCGGAGATTATTGGTATTGAGTCTAATGCTTATCAGGCTGCGCTTGTGCAGCAGGCTGAGCGTTTGACTAGTATGCCTCCTGTGGTGCCTATGTTTGCTAAGGGTAAGAAGTGGGAGCGCATTCTGGCTATGAGTCCTTTGTTTAGGATTGGTAAGGTTAAGATTAAGAAGGATCATGCTGATTTTATTCAGGAGTGGGTTGATTATGATTCTGCTATGCAGAAGCCTAAGGATGACTGTTTGGATAGTATGGAGATCGCTTTGCGTACTGCTGGTGCGTTGTTGGGTGAGTTTGTTGTTGAGCCTTCAACTAATATTGGCGGTTTGCCTGATTGGGTTATTAATGATCGTCCTAGTGGAAAGAGTGAAGATCGTTTTGTTGACGAAATTATGGGGAGTATGTGGTAATGAGTCTTATTGAGAATAAGAGTTCGTATAATATGGATGTTGTTACGGGTGAGCGTATTGATCATGGAGAGTTGATGGTTGATACTGGTTTGAGGAATAAGCATACTACGAGTATGGCGCGTTCTCGTACTCGTTTAGTGAAGGAGTCTACGATTGTTTGGTTGGCGGAGCAGGCAGGATACTCTGTTGTTAAGCGTAATGCAGGAAATTCTGGAAACGCAGAGAGCGTGGACGGAGCGGATGATAGCGTTGGAGGAGGAGAGGCTAAGGTTGGAGCGGTTAAGGCTGGAAGGAAGCCAACCGTTAAGCGATCTGCCGATGGGGAATCTAAGGGTTAATGAGGACGAGCAGGATTTGGATTGGGCTTTGAGGCATAATATGATTACTCCTAGTGAGTATCAGGATTTGTTGGAGAAGGCTGGTTTGGCTCCTAGTGATTTTGTTTTTGATTAAGGAGGCATGGTTTGGAAGAGACTAGTGCATATTCTAATGAGGTTCCTACTGGTTTTGCTCCGGCGACTAGTCTCGTTAAGCGTGTTGATGAGTTGGAGCAGCAGCGTGAGACTATGCTTCGTCAATGGAAGTTGAATCTTGCGTTTTATAAGGGTAATCAGTATGTGTTTTATAATCGTAAGTCGCGGCGTATTGAGTCGCTTCCTACGGATGAGGGTGATAAGCCTCGTTATCGTGTGCGTCTTGTTTCTAATCAGATTGCGCCTAATACGCAGTCGTTGTTGTCTAGGCTTGTTAAGTCTAAGCCACAGTTTTTTGCTACTCCGGGGCAGGCTTCGTTTGAGGCTCAGAAGGCTTCGCAGGTTGCTGAGAATCTTCTTGAGTATTGGTGGGATTCTTTGCATTTGACGCAGAAGCGTGAAGAGGCGATGATGTGGAGTATTATTGCTGGTAATGGTTTTTGGAAGGTTACTTGGGATGATCAGGCTGGTCCGGGGATGAAGGTTATGGTTGGTCCTGATGGTCAGCCTATTGTTGATCCTATGGTGAAGCATTTTTTTGATAAGAATCTTGAGATGATGGGTATTGATTCGGATCAGTTTGAGAAGCGTGTCTATCAGGGTGAGATTCGTGTTGATGTTATGTCTCCGTTTGATGTGTTGTTGGATGATTCTGCTCAGGTGTTTGAGGATTGTAAGTATGCGTTTTGTGTCCATCCTTTGACGAGTGAGGAGATTTTTAATCGTTATGGTGTTAAGTTGAAGCCTAATGCGATTAATCGTTATCCTGATGAGACTCTTCCGGGTGTGTTTGGTAATGCGGATCCTAAGACGACTGAGAATGTGCGTATTGTGTATTATGGGTATTTTTGTCCGGGTGGTAAGTATCCTGATGGTCGTTTTGTGGTGTTTACGAAGAAGCCGGATATTGTGTTGTATGATGCGCCGTGGCCTTATCCTTTTGAGGAGTTGCCGCTTGTGAAGTTTCCGGGTATGCGTGTGCCGGGGCAGTTGTGGGATTCTAGTGTTGTGCAGCAGGCTATTCCGTTGCAGAAAGAGTTGAATCGTTCGTTGTCGCAGATTATTGAGTATAAGAATCTTACGTTGAAGCCGCAGATGTTGGCTCCGGTTGGTTCTTTGCGTCAGCGTATTACGGATGAGCCGGGTGCTATTTTTGAGTATAATCCGGTTGCTGGTAAGGTGCCTGAGTCTATTCCGATTCCTTCATTGCCGCCGTATGTGTTTGAGCATTTGCAGGATCTTGGTGTGCGGTTGAAGGATATTTTTGGTTTGAATGAGATTATGGAGGGTAGTGTTCCTCCTAATGTTGAGGCTGGTGTGGCTATTGATCTTCTTCAGGAGGCTGCTACGGATCGTTTGGCTCCGCAGATTACGCTTATGGAGAAGGCTTTGGAGCGTTGTGGTAATCTTATGCTTCAGTTGGCGCAGCAGTATTATCAGGAGCCGCGTACTATGATTATTACGGGTTCTGGTTCTAAGCCTAAGGTTGAACGTTTTGATGATGCTGATCTTATTAAGGGTGTGAGTGTGCGGGTTGAGGCTGGTTCTGGTCTTCCGCGTACTCGTGCTGGTCGGCAGGCTCGTGTGATGCAGTTGTTGCAGATGGGTATTCTTAGTCCGACTAAGGCGTATAAGTATATGGATATGGCTGATTTTAAGTCGCTTCAGATGCAGTTTGAGGCTGATGAGGAGCAGGCTATGCGTGAGCATGATAAGTTGATTGATGGTAGGATTGTTAATGAGCAGGCGGCTAAGCAGGCTCAGGAGCAACTTATGATGAGTATGATGCAGGGTGGTCAGGTTGATCCGCAGTTGTTGCAGCAGAGTGTTGAGGCTGGGTTGCAGCCGTTGGCTTATGAAAATAAGGCGGCGCATTTGGAGACGCATGCTGCGTTTATGAAGAGTGCAGAGTTTGAGAGTATGCCTAGTGAGGTTAAGGATCAGTTTTATAAGCATTTTGAGTTTACTCAGGCTGCTGTTCAGGCTGAGACTATGCCGACTGGTGATGCTCCGAAGGTTAGTCTTCAGTTGCGTGGTGCTGTTGGTCCGACGGTTGGGTCTAAGATTCTTAATCAGTCGGGTGTTAAGGAGGTTACTCCGCAGGAGTTGTTGGAGCCGCCGCTTGATACTGTTGTGATTGATAATAAGGATAAGCCTAATGCTGAGGGTGGTGCTGGTGGCGAGATGGATCAGTATCAGATGGAGTTGTTGCAGAAGTTGCAGGGTAATCAGGCGCTTGCTGATCAGAAGGTTGCGAATGCGCTGACTGAGCAGGCGGTTAAGAATGGCTAAGAGTCGGGTTGAGTGGGATGATGATTCTAAGGCTGCTGCTTATGTGATTTGGATTAGTAATGGTAAGAGTGTTAGGCAGACTGCTCGTGAGACTGGTATTCCTGTTTCGACTATTTCTTATTGGGGTAAGGAGTGGGAGAAGAATGGTCCACCAGATAATCTTAGTCAAAAGATTGCTAATAATGTGTACGAGTTTGTTGCGCATGCGAGCAGTGTGCGTGAGACTGCTATGCAGAAATTAGAAGAGTTAATTCCTCAGGCTGAGGTTAAGCAGTTAAGTGCGATTGCTACTGTTGTGGGCATTATGGATGATAAAATTCGGCTTGCTAATGGGCTTGCGACTAAGCGTACGGAGACTGTTCATACACTTCCTAGTCGTGAGGATATGCGCGAGTTGATGAGTGGGTTTAGTGAGGGACTTGTGGCTGCTGCTGAGGATCGTGCGTCTGAGGTTGTGGTTATTGAGGCTAGTAGTGTGGAGGTTAATAGCGACCAAC